TATTTGCTCTTTCTCCATTTGTTTGGCTTGTTGAATTAAACCTTCTAACAATTTCCAGTTTTGATTTATAACAATGTTACCTAAATTATCCTTTAGTTGATATTCAAACCAATCTATTGCTGTCTGTTTTAATTGTTCCATAGTTCGCTTTTTAGTGGAAAATCATTAATTTCTTATTGTTTCTTATTCGTTCCTTCCAATTATCAGATTCGTTCATATAAGCCTCACATACAGCGCGTACTTTTCCAAACGTATTTTTGTCCTGTAACAGTTTTTCCGCTTTCTTTTGACCTATACCGTAAACGCCTTTTACATTATCGCTTACATCGCCCGTTAGCATCATTGTAAACTGCATCATTTCAGCCTCTGATTCTGTAACATATCTAAACCCCTTGCGCACCTTTACGAATTGTCCGAATTGATCAACCATATACTCACCGTTTTCATCCTTTACCTTCATTTGGTAATAATCGTAATGAATGCCGGGTATTTGTTTAAGGTCTTTATCAATTGAGCATATAATGTAATCATATTGGTTCATCAATTGCGTGTTGAAATAGATCAGATCATCAGCCTCGTATTCATCAGATGCAAAAGAACCATCTAAATAATCCAATAGATAAGATCGCAATTCATTTACCCATCGGTTAGATTTACGATTGGCTTTGTACGTTGGATCAACATCCTTCCGAAAGTTACGCTTACACTTGGTAAAAAAGTACTTTACAACCGATGTTTGATATTCGCTTTCAATCTCATTTAGTATATCAAAGGCGATCTTTTCAAAGCGATCATATCCGCGTTGCAAGATTTCTAACTCAATTGAAAACCTACTATCACCTTTACGGATCATTTCGCGTAATTCACCGAATGTTACCACTCTATACATCGCTTGATAAATAAGCGAATCAGCATCAAATAATACTACCTTTGGATTCATAATTCAGATAATGCTTGTTTTTGTGAGCCAGTCAACGCAAAGTTACTTTCAAGGTCTTTAATAGATGCCTCACCTCTTTGTATTGCTTTAATACCATTTTGAAAACGTTCATCATTTATTGTTGGCTTGTTTTCCACTGTTCCCTTACGTGCCTCATTACCATCATCATCAATAGCCTGAAGGCTCAAAAGTGATTGCAAACTCGCTCTTCGAAAGTAAGATACAGAGGCAATTTTTTTCTGGGGATCGCTTATTTCCGGAAGTATCAAAGATGAAGTAACCATATCACCAGTCTCGCAATCTATTATTTGAGTCTCTACTAAATTACCAATACAAGGCTGTAATATAATCAATTCGTATTTATGCAGTGATGGCTCAACCGCTTCCAAAATGCTGTTAAGATCAGCGTATTTTGATTTAAAAAAAGGATTATCATTACCCTTTACGACCTTACCGATCTCTTGTTTAGCCTTCCATAACTTGAAATAGATGTTATTACGTTGGCTTTTGTCCTCAAGTACTTGCTCGAATGCGTCTAATTCTTGTTTTTTTCGTGTCATAATATTAGTATTTTACTGTAAATAAGTTAAGTCCAAAGATGCGCAACTGAAACATACGCGTTTTTACATCGATTTTAGCCGTTTTAACGCGCTTTACTGGCGGCGGTAATAGTGATTGTTCATGGTGATCGATAAACTCGCTTACAAGGCTTGAATCGAATTGAGGCTTATATTCGTAATTAGGCTCAATCTTAACCGTTGTTTCAGGCTTTGCCCATTCAAATGCTGGTTGTTTAGTTTTTGTGATCTTTCTTTCAGCTATCTTTTCAACATAACGGTTGCGTATAGCCATTGCCATTTCAAATGATGGCTCTAATCCAATCCATTGTGTTCCTTTGGTTGTTTTTTCAATAATACCGAAATCTTTCATTATACCTACATGGCAAGTGCTTAGGTTGTGGTTTCTTAAAATATCAGATACCGTTTTCTGATTTGGTCTTTTGAATTCCTTTTGAATTACATTTAAGACTTTGTAGTAATTCTCGATTACTCCTTTTCTTGGTTTTCTCATTGTGTTTATGTTTAAAATTATGCTTCAAATATACAACTTTTTTAATACGTTATACATTTTAGTAAAAAAATTATAGATTTTTTATTTTGGCTTTGTAGGTTGCGATCAGATCCGTTAGTTCGTCAATAGTCCATTTCTTCGTTTCATGCGCAATTTCATGCAATGCAAGTAACCGTTCACCGCCTATACGCTTTTCGATTCCGATTTGGTAGTTCAGTAAATTACCGCTGAGAAAACTATTGCAATGTTCGCATTGTAAGTGTACGTTGTCCTCATTAAACCTAACATTTGAATGCCCACCTTGACTAAAATAATGCCCAGCGTTTGCTTTTTTAGGCTCATTTCCGCATGATATACAGCTCATTCCTTTATCACGTTCGCGGATGTACTTGTTGAATACTTGTTGTGCAATCTTCAGGTAGTCCTGTAATGACATCAGTTCCTTTTTTAACCGCGTCTTTTTATCCTTCCATTGCTTTTCCTTTTCTTTGTCAACCCATACTTTTACGCATTCAGGCTCTAAGCAATACTTTTGGAGAAAGCGTATAGGCTCAAATTTCTCTTTGCAGTTTTTACATCGCATATTATTTCGTTTTAGTTATGCTTTACGCAACTGTTGCGCCTAGCAACTAGTTAGTTGCAAGTGCTACCATAGTGCTATCTGACAAGTTTCGTTTTCAAATCGTTTGCAAGCATTTTTGTAATACTTAGCATCAATCTCATATCCCACAAGTTTACGCTTCATTTGATGGCAAGCTATGGCAATTGACCCACTTCCTAAATGAGTGTCTAAAATCAAATCTCCCTCGCTTGTATATTTATCTAAAATCCACTTGTATAAATAAATCGGCTTTTGTGTTGGATGTATTCGTTCAAGTCCATCTTTTGCATTTGCACCAACCCAGCTTTTGGTTATTTTTCTCATCGCACCATCAAAAGAAGTCCAAGCAAGTTCTCCATCGGCATAAGAATTATCTCCCGTTCCTTTATCCCAAAATAACCAACAGCTTTTCGGTGGTAGGTATTCTGTCATATAATTTCCACCCCACACAATTTGATTTTCGGACACTCTAAATAGTTCTTGCCAATATTCCGCAGGTGGTATTTTCTTATCCCAATCATCATCTCTAAAATCTATTGTTTTGTTTTTAGATGTTCCGTTTTTAAAATTAGTTCCACCTGCTCCAATTCCGTAGGGCGGGTCAACTATTGCGATTTTAAAATGATTATTGCCATAGCTTTTTAAGGCTTGCAAACTATCTCCGTGTATCAATGAAATTCCGTCTTTTGAAACCGCACCAGCACCTAACACGGGTTTGGCAAAATGGCTGTTTAGTTCTTCTATCAACATTTGTTTTTAATTTTAAAGTTTAGTAATTCTATTTAGCTTTGGGTTCAGCCACTTCGCCAAGCCCGATAACGTTATATGCCATTCATTAGATTATTATTCATTATTTCCAACTGTTCTAATTTTCTTGACAGTTCCATGTTTTCCCTATGTAGGTTGTAGTTTTGGCTGATAAGGTTGCGTATTTCCTTTTTATGTACAAGTGGCGGGCTTGACCCATAGCATTGGAGGTGCTCCTCCCGTATACGGCTTCGTTCCCAAAGTACACCCGCCACCAGATACATAACAGCAAATATAAGAAATTGGGGCTGTTGTTTCCCTTGAAAAGTCGGTTAATGTTTCGAGTTGTACACCTCTAACAAAAGCTGTTAGCCAAATTCCCCAACTTCTCATATTTGCAAAACGTTATATGCAATTTCACAGCCCTTGCATTAGATGCGCGTTCTCCATTTTCAACTGTTCGGTTTCTCTTGACAGTTCCAAAAGGCTTTTGTGTAGGTTGTAGTTTTGGCTGATAAGGTTGCGTATTTCCTTTTCGCATATCATTAAGTGTAATAATACGTGTTTCATGCTTTCCAAGTGTTTAGTACTTCCATCAATAAATGGCTTTGCTTTGTCCTCATCAACTGTTTTTAACCTATCTAATTCGTTTTTAAGGCTTCCAATAATTGCGCTTGTTGATGTCTGCGCGAGTAAGTGTTCTAATTCTTCAATCATAATTCTCGTTTTTAAAATGGGCAATCTTTGACTATGTGGTTTAGTGTTGTTTGAGTTGGTTGTATATGTAATCTATTCGCGTAAATTCTGTTGCCCTTCCAATCGAGCATATAATATTGATAACGTTCAACATCCAAAAATAAGCGATATGTTCCATTCTTGCTTACTCCTTTTGGTTTACTCTTTGCAACTTTCAAATGTACTTCGTTTTTTTCGCATATAGAACCATCTTCATTTCTTAGTCCATATGGTGGTCTCCAAGGTATTAATACACAAAGCCCTTTCCTGAACCATACCTGACCTCCAGCGAAGTCTCTAGCACTAGGAGTAGGAAAGTAGGTTATCTTCGTTCCTACGGCATTTTCTGTTGTTATTGGTGTTTGGTCTCTAACGTGGTTTATTATGCAGTTATGCCTTCCTGTTTTACGTGCGTTCTTTCTTGCTAGTCCAAGTATTCGAGATAGGTATTTGTCTTCCCTTCCTAAATCACTAGGTTCAAACTTTTCCGTCAACTCATTCCATGGGTCTATAGTGGTGGTATGAATTTTTAAATCGTGTTTTCGTTCAATGCTATCCACCAAATAATAAAAGTCTGTTAAGGTCAAATCTTCGTCTATTGGGTCAACTACTATAAAATGCTTGTCAACAAACATCTCAGCTCGTATCTGTTCGCCTTGTGTCATGCTATTTTCTCCTATTGTGTATGGTTTACCAATATACTTGTAGCAAAGCTCTGCATATATCTCAGCAGCATTACCAGTCTCAGGTGAGAATACAACATGATTCCAGTTGTGTAAACAAGAAAGATTGATTAAAAACTCAAACCACAACTCGGTCTTTCCTGAAGCTGGAGCTGCACCTATGTAAGTAGTACATCCCTCTTTTACCGTGTACGGCAATATATCCCAATCCCAACCAACAGATTTACCTTTGACATTTTTTAGTTGCCTAATATCGTGCATTTGAGTATTTACCTCAGATAGTCTTTTGTACATCAGTCAATTATTACAGGGTGAGACATTATTCCTTTTAACTTGTTTTTATCTGCGTCATCTTCCCAAGTTCTTACAGCAGCTTTCCAATCTTTCATTTTATTTTTACCAACCATCCAACCTTTAGAAGCGTAAAAATTAACAAATTTATTAGCATCTACAAGATTGTTTCTTTCTTTACAATATTCCATAACTTCCTGAACAGTTGGTGTACTAAATACTTTCTTTATTTCTTTATATTCTTTAGTTGTTGCCCTTTGACTACCCCTCTGACTGCCCTGTTCACTGTCGCAACCTTGCAATTTATCCCATTTCACTAAGGTTACAGCTTGCCATTTGTTTGTCGTAAATCTTACTACTTCTTTTGAGCTTTCTAGCTT